ACCGGGCGAGCTGTCTACGAATGTATCAAAAAAATCGGCTTCAGCCACAATAACTTGGTTTACTTTACCGTCTACTACTTTTGCATAATGCCCCATGTAAATCTCCTAATTAAGCTATGAATGTACCGCTAGTTGTAAATGTATGAATGGTATACCCACCGGCTTGATTGACCGTTCCGCCAGTTGCACGTGGCGTACCAAGATAGCGAATAATAACTATGCCAGAACCTCCGTTACCACCTGCTTGCCCTGTCATAGGACCGCTGTATTGGGCACCGCCGCCACCGCCAGCAGATCCTGTATTAGCGTTTGCTGGTGCGCCGATTGTTGCGTATCCGCCGTTACCGCCTTGAGCGTTAAGACCTTGAGAGCCACCTAAACCCCTCTCAGAGTAATATTGACCATTGCTGTAGTACTGAACACCGCCACCGCCACCGCCAGCACAGTAAGTTGTTGTAGTGCCAGAAAGGGAAGATGTTAGTCCAGCGCCGCCAACTCCAGAAACTCTAGATCCTGCGTTTCCGTTTCCACCAACAGCACCTGCTCCGCCACCACCACCGGCAGTCATTGAGTTTGCGTCACCGCCACCATCACGAATACCAAAGCCACCAGCATTTCCTTGGCCAGCCGTTCCAGCGCCACCGGGAATCACTGCGCCATTAGTTCCTGAAGAAGCTCCACCACCACCAGAACCACCAGAATTTCCATTATTGGTTGATGGCGCTCCACCACCACCACCTATCGAATTAGAAAGTAAAAATGATGTTGTTCCACCTTGACCGCCAAACGCACTGGCAGCGCCACCAGCACCGCCAGATCCAACAGTCACCGCATAAGAAGTGCCAGCATTAACTGGCGATGCAGTTAAAGTTAAAAAACCACCGGCACCACCACCTCCGCCAACCCAGCCGCCTCCACCGCCACCTCCGCCACCAGCAACAAGTAAAGCGTCAATCGTATAAGATCCGACACTAGTAGTTACCCATTGCCCACCAACATAAGCCTCAATTACGTTAGTCTCGGTGTTGTACCGCTGAAACCCGTTTGCAGGGTTTGATGGGCGTTGGGCTGTAGTACCAGCAGGAAGACCTAAAGCTCCCGTGCCAGTATCTCTAAATCCAGTTATGCCATTAAAAACGAGTGCCATTTATAGCTCCTTAAAATACTTGCCATACACTGCCAGAATCAATTGTTACAGTCACATTTGCAGTCATATCCAATGGACCGCTACTCATATAATTCTGACCAGATGTGGACGTAAACGCTTGTGCTATTGTATTCGAGTTTGCGTAAAAAATACCATTTGTTGCACCGCCCCCACCACCAATTGCGCCCCATTCCCCGCCGGTATACCCTTCAAAAGCACCGGCATCGGCGTTGTAACGGAACATACCATTAACACCACCCGGTCTTTGGGCTTCGGTACCTGATGGAACAGCCAAAGCTCCCGTACTAGAAGCGGCATTAATAACACCACCAGATGTAGTAATAACTAAATTACCAGTGGTATCTGAGGTTACGGTAAACCCTGTTGTAGTAGTTGTGCCTGTGTTTATGATGCTCATTTAGATAATCACCCAACGTTGACCGCTTGCAACTGTTACTGTTACCCCGTTAGCCGTAGCTACAGGACCCACTGACAAACCATTTTGCCCAGAAGCAATATTAGCGTTTGCCGTAATGTTTACGTTAAATAACCCAATAGAAGTATTACCAACGGCAGGTAAACCAGATGCGGCTGGGGTAGCGGAAGTCCAAGTTGTACCATCTGAGGTTAATACGTTACCAGTAGTGCCTGGGGCTACAAACTTAACTTCACTTGTGCCATTACCTAAGACAACACTGTTGTTGCTTAAAGTCCCTAACCCCGTACCGCCACGAGGCACACCAAGAGTGCCAGCCGTAATGTTGGCAGCCGTAATATTAGATATACCAAAGCCATCACCCGAAATAGTCGTAAATGAAGCTGCGTTTGCTGCAGTGCCACCAATTACTGGGGGAGAAGCAAAGTAATCAATAAAGCCTTGACCTGATACTGTATTAGAAGCTGAAAGGGTAGTAAAAGCCGCAGTGTTGGCAGCAACCCCGCCAATAGACGGCGGGCTATTTAGGTAGTTTGAAAAGCCTACACCGCTGACTACGCCAGAAGCCGCTAGAGTCGTAAACGATGCATTGCTGGGGGTAGTATTGCCAATTAGGGTGCCGTCGATTGAGCCGCCTGTAATCGCTACAGAAGTGGCATTCTGCAACGCCATTGTGCCTAGCCCTGTTACAGAAGAGCTTGGAACCACGATTGCGGTATTAACTGCGTTAGTTAACTGACCTTGGGCATTGACTGTAATGGTTGCAACGTTGCCAGCATCACCATAGGTACCCGCTGTGACCGACGTATTTGCTAAGCTAAATGTGGTCCCGTCAAGATCTAAGCCTGTTCCTGCAGAGTAGATCTGCGCTGAACTAATCTGAGTAAACGTAATATTACTTGTGCCAAACGTAATAACGCCTGGTGTATTACAGGTATATGTCTCGCCTGAGCCTGTATCACCCTCTTGAACGAAGAACGTAGAGCCTTCGCTTAATGCCTCTGGGCTATCAAAACCATAAGTGTTAGTGTCGTCAGAGCGAGTAAGGATCCAGCTGGTTACGTTAGAACCAATATCTGAAACGACATACACACCATTTTGTACGGCATTTGATTGGGTATAAACAAGAACTCGGTTGGTGTTTGCTACAGATATGCCGTCAACAACAAGGGATACGTTTGCACCACTGTTTGTTAAGGTAGCGCCTACACCGTTGCCAGCACCGTTTGGCTGGTTATATACCGCAACTAGGGCCGTTGGAGATTCAACTCGGACTGGCTGGTGGAAGTGAACTCCAGAAGCAACAAGCGCATCAACATAGGTCTTATTGACAATATCGGTAGCTGCGTTTGGCTGTGCGCTAATCGTGCCGTTTGTCAGCGTAACCGTATTGATTGTGGCGGTGCTTACATTAATTGCTGAAAAGGTAACATTAGAAGAGCCGTTGGCAAAGACTGCATTACCGCCATCTAAATATACAGCTACCTCAGCAGGGTAAGTTACAAATACCTCATTAGTCCCAGAAAGGGTTACGGCGGCATTGGAGTTACTTGAGGCAAGAATCGTATCTCTGGATAAAGAAGTGTTCGCAGAGTAATACGTACCAATACCAACTTCCCAATCACTACCTCCAGCAATGGTGTAGTACGTGGTGTTGCCATTACCAATGGCGGCAAAAGACTGATACCCTACTGCAGCCCCTAAAAGGACAACAGTACCCGTACCGCTAGTTGCGGTAGATTCTTTTACCCGATCCTTTAAGACAAGAGCCATTCAAAGCTCCTGATTAGGCGATGCGAATAATTGCGCTAGTTGCGTCTGGCGTTGGGAAAATAACTGTAAACGTACCAGAAGTACTGGTCTTATCACCACCAAAACTTAACGATGCAACCGCAGTATTTGCTTTAGTACTGTTATAAATTAAAGCGCCAGCTGCAGTAATCGTAGCATTCGCCCAAGAGCTATTAGCAAAAGACATAAACGCTACGTTACCAGTGTTAGTTGGTACTACACTTACCGATAAAGTGTTTCCACCAGCCGTATAACCGCCAGCAGATGGAACTTCTCCAGAAGTAGTGTAGGTAGGAGTAGCGTTACTTAATGTCGCTGCGCCGATATAAAGCGCAATTTTATAAGTATCGGCTGAAAAATTCTGTGCGCCGTTCAGAAGCTGCACCTTGAACGAGTCACACATTGCTTGGGTAATTGCCATTTTTTGCTCCTAAAATTAAGGGTTTACTGCGATTTTGGCTTGGCCATCACGATAGGCATCGCCACGTTCTAAACCAGTTCCTAAACGGTTCAGTTGTTGTAGTGCTTCATTATACTTGGCTTGATACGCTTGTAGCATATCTGCTTCACCTTTCATGTACGTGTAAGCCTCAACAAGGGCGCCGTACAACAATACGGGTGAGTAATTATCTCCAAGCCATGAAGTGCCGGCAGTGACAATCGACTGAGGATAGTAAAAATAGTGTAGTTCTGCGCTGTAGTTTAAGTCTGGGGTAGGCCCAAGAATAAACGTAAGCTCGTTTGGATCATTTAAACGTGAGCCAAATAAAGCATAATACTTCGGTTTACCTGTAGCGGTGGGGCTTGGATACGATTGACGAATGAAGTTAACATCTTTGTTAAGTAGGTATTCATATTCCCCAGTAACAACGTCAATTACTGCCAATGAAAAGCTAGATAAATAATCATTAGGGCAAGCCAAATACTTATTGCTGGCGGTGCATGTTCCTGTAACGTTTTTACGCAATGAGGGGATTTGCACCGTGTTATATATACGGCGCTCTGCCTGCTCAATAAATGTGTTGATCTGGGTCGTAACAGATACAGAACTCCCATTAGCCAATATCATTGGCGGGAATTGGTTCTCCGTGTACGACTGGATCTGCGCAAAAAGCTCGTTGTAATTCATTAGCCCATTGGTCCTCTAGCCATTACACCCTTGGTAGCTGCACCAGTACCACGAATTTTAATGCCCGATGTTTTTACCTCATCGTTTTGGCTTTTAGAAAAACCACCTACTGACATCTTTACGCTATCTATGCCGTTACCTTTTTTGACTACGGCGCTTTCTGCGGTGGTGATTTTTTCGCCAGACATGGTATGTGGCTCTGCATATACTTCTGCAGGTCCAACTTCTTTACCAGCTTTTTTCATAGAATATTTAGCCATGATTAACCTTATTTTTGGTTGTTGGCACGGGCCATGTTACGGCCTACAGCACGCATTGCTTCGCCAGTTACACCCTTAGAACCCTTGCCACCTTTTTGGGTGCCAACAGTTGGGCCTGAATCGCCAAGGTTTTTACCCTTAGTTTTACCTTTTGTTTCTACGCCATTGGCGCCTGATTTGAATGACATATTAACTCCTAAGTTATTTCTACTGTTACTGTACCAAGTTGTGTGTTACCTATCAAGTCATTTGGTGTAAGACCTGCATCGGAACCTCTTGCGCCACCCACTGGGTTCCAGCCCCACTGGAAAATTCTACTGCCTAATTCTGGATTACCAAACCCTAATTCATCAGGCCCACCAGTCAAACTGATCTGTAAACCGCTAGTGCCAGACTGTATATAGCTTACATCAGGTCTTGGATCCCGTACAGCCTGTGGGTCATTAACCGGGTACATACCTAACTGCAACTGCGGTTGATCTGGGTCCCAGCAAGACGGACAGACCTTGATATTGTACATCTTAGTCTTAAGTACCTGCTTCTTTAATTGCTTTAATTTAAACCGCTGAGCGCACCTGTCGCACTCGGCAATTGCATACTTCCCTGACGAAAATTTTGACGGCATTCATAACCTCAATAGAACATTTCACGTGGCACAAAGCGGATAGAGGCTTTTTCACGGTCTTCATCTGCTGCCAACTGGAACTGCTCTTCATAAGCGGCTTTAAGGGCTAGTACCCGATCTCCAGGTACTTCTGGTTTTTTCATAGCAATATAGTAAGCTAAGCCGGCTACCATACAAGGTAGGAAACGGAATGGAATGTCCTGTTCTGTAGCGCCTGTGCCAGCATCTTGTACTCTACGTAGACGGTAGTACACAAACATGTATTGATTACCGGGCGCATTGGGGGTAGGCCATACGTTGATTGACGGTAAATTCTGGTTAGTTATAGCTGCCCCAGTAGTATGGGCTGTTGGTGTAGTACCGTTTTGCCCACGAGCGCAGTTTAACAACTGATTGCCGCTTACGTTTGAGTAATAAATAGTCTCAGCACCAATCGAAATAAACCCGTTTGTAGCTACGTCAGCCGTAGAAGTTAACGTAATGGTTGTGTCCGTGGCGCTAATAGTACCGTTTAAAAGGGCCGTAGTAGGGTTTGATTGCCCAGACTGACGGTTTATCCACACCTGAATAGGGCGGCCTTGTGTGAGCTTGTTTGGCAGCGTCATGTATGTGGACTCAGATATGCGACTAATGTTAATGTCGATCTGATTAGTAGTGCCAGCGTTTTGGCGGATTACTTGGTCCAACAGGTCAATAGTATCTACTGGGAATGGGTACGAAGCCTGACCAGTCACCATCGGAATCTGACCCTGCTCGATTGTCCACAGGTTAATACCCCGGTTAGCCCACTCAATGGTCATCAAGTTTAACGAACGACGGGCAGTACGTAGATCATATCCCGTGCGAAGCTCTAAGCCAGCACGTTCAAATGCTTCCTCAACTAACTCGTTAAGATCCAGATTAAACGATGTTCCGCCATTAGTCGCCATTATTTAACTTTTCTGTACGGTTTTACTTTTGCTTTTACTTTTGCTGGCTGGGGGACGAACTGCTTTCCCTGTGCTTTTCCCGCTCGTTTTGCTCGCGTTGTTGCTGCGTACTCCTGCGGGCTTAGCGACTGAATTG